CATCAGGCGATGCAATTTTGATAGCTATTATTTATTACTAAATTATTCAATCTTAAACATCCCTTTTTATAAGCATCTCTATCCGGAATATTCCCAAATTATTGTTCGTGGTCATATTTTTTTGGCGTCGCCGCTTATTTTTGTATTACACTTATTTCTTTTATATCTCGCTTATATAGTACTCTTTCTATTATTGCACTTTAATTTGGTAATGTTGTTTAGTGCAACTGAATTGCATATAAAAGCATATATAATTGCATTTAATTGCACTTTATTTTGGGAATCTGACTTTTTATGCTCCCTATTCTATTATTGCATTAGATGTATTTTAATTTGGGAATCTACCCACCATTGCCATTCGGCTTTTTGTGCCTCCGTATGCTATTTTCGACGATCCCAAAGATAATGATCTCTTCTCCTCCATTGATCTCAATAGGAAGGTACTCCGTATTGTCCGAAACAAGCCATTTTTTGCCGTTCTGTGTCCTTAGACGCTTAACGATCAGCTCGCCTTCTATATATACAAGAACAATGTCCCGATCCTTTGCTTCCTGGTTCCTCCGCACAAACAGCAAATCTCCCGGATATATACCCGCTTCGGTCATCGAATCACCAACCACCTCAACAACAAACACTTCCTGATCCAATTTCAGCACCTCCGCAAGATTAACTTCCGACTCACCTCCGTCCAGTACCGGTTTGCTTACTGCTGCCCCAGCCGGCTCTTGAAAGAATGTAAGCAGTATCTGGCTCGTTCCTATCGGCTGCACCCGGAACGCCTTCGCTTCGTTGCTTCCCTTTATCGTATATACCGGCTCGACCTCTTTTATGTTATTGCCTTGCTCAGTAATCCTGACGCTTGCTACTGGCTCAACGTCCCCACCCGATTTTATCGTCTCTGCCACGCTACCAAACTTCCGCTCCAGAGCCCTGCCCTTTTCATTATTGCTGAACATGCTGCCAACACCCTTCATAAGCCACAGATCATTGCCTCCAACCATTTCAAAGTATTGCATCATCTTATTGCCAATGTTTCGCTTCGCATTGACATAGACAGATAAATGCGATTGATGAACACCCATATCTGCCGCACATGCACTGATATTGCCGTTATATACAAGATTGACAAATAATTTTAAACGCTCTCCCGGTGTCATTTTTTCACCTTTTTTTATATTTTTTTGAAAATACTTTGAAAATGTTTTGGAAATGTCAAAGATTGTTTATAGTTTTGCAATGAATTAAGAATTATTGTTCATAAATTATTGCATAAGCCATGAACTCTTTTAACATAAACTTTCGTAAAGCACCTTACAACGGAGTCTTCACTAAAGTAGCCAACTCCGAGGGCTGCACTCCGCAAAATGTCCGGATGCTTTATCACAACAACAATCCAAAGTATGTCGAACTGGTTAACATAGAGCTCAACCGCATCCATGCTAACCTGCGACGCAAGAAAAAGCTCAATGCCGAAGCATTGGCATTTTCATAACATTTTGTTCTCAATATATGGATTCCCAAATTAATATGCAACAATTAAATTAAAATAGTCAAAAAATGAACACTATAACAACCCATACCGGCTATACTATCGACGACCTCGCAGCCATAACAGGGCGTGCAAAATCTACTATTGTTCGCAAACGTGGGCTCGATCAATTCCTCCTCGGCATTGCTCCCAATCCTGCTGGTCGTGGTCCCTACCTCAAAATTTTTCGTAAGGATGCCGTCCACCTCTGGCTCCCAAATTATAAGCAGCAGCAAATTGAGGAAATACGAATGCCAAGAAAAAAACGCAACGACCGCGGCTTCTCCCGCAAACTACCCGGAGAAATCGAGGTTCGGCTGATCGCAAACACGTTCCAGAAATATATGTCCCAGGCACAGGTCGCTAACATCCGCGAATCTGCCCTTCAGGCAACTCTCGAATATTGCACGATCAACGGAGCTGTTGACAATTTCAACACTCCTCACGAACTCGCCGAATTCGTCTATCAAAAACGCATTATGCGTAAAGATCAGTACTTCGTCGGATATGCACACCGCGGAAACTGGAAGCTACGACACAAACGACGCTACCAGAAAAAGCAATTCAACAACCTTATGCCAACCAATCGCTGGGACTATATAGCACTCTTTACCGATGCCGGCTTGCTCCGCAAAGGCATGGGAGCAGCAAAAATGTGGGTCATTGACGGCTCACAGTTCGATGCCTGGGTGGATATAAACGGCAAAAAAACTTTATTCAGCTATTTACAGATATTCGACGGCATAACCGGTTACCCGCTTCTCGTTCAGCCGATCGAGTCAGAATCTATCAACGCCGTTTCAATGGCTTTCGCTAAATGTTACGAAATGTTCGGAGTTCCGGAATACGGTATCGTCCTTGATAATTCAAAGACCTTCCGTTCCGCTCATATCCGTTCATTTTTGCATAATCTATTTTCGGATGAAGCCCTCGCCGGTCTCAATCAGCGTGGTTCGTGGTTCCGCAAGATATTTCCGGGACAGGAAGCACCACTGATCTATAACTTGCCGAACATCCCGAAATTCCCATTGAAAGCAGCCATTGAACGCTCATTCAGGCAACACAAAGACAAACACGTTGCTACGGCTCACGCCCTCGCTTATCAGGGTGCAGACCGCAAAGAGGCAGTTCGTTTGTCATTGAACAATACGGCTTCACTCTCCCAGAAATTTGCACCTAAAATGCAGGAGGCATGGGATAACTTTATAAACTGGCTGTATAACGACTATGTTAATCGTGTGCAGACTTCATCACTCGCTACTTTCAAAAAGCTGACCGGCAAACTTCCGACAATAGCCAATGCTTTTGAGTATTACGGAGCAGGCACGAATAAGGTGGAATTCCCCGAAGCCAACAAACCACAATTATTTTACTATCTTTCACCAAAGGAATTCCGCCATTCCGTAAAGGCACGCCTCGGCTCGGCAATAGTAACCCATAAAAACCAATCGTATAACTACCATTGCACCGAGCTGACTCAAGAATTTTACGGCAGGAAAATAGCCGTCGTTCCCGATTGGCGAAACCCTGACACCGCTTACGTATATCTCGAATATGACAAAAAGTGGCAGGATGACCGAACACCAGAGCCAGGATCTGTCTTCTTCATTGGCACAGCTCACAACGCACTTATCAATTCACTCGAAACAGCCGGCGAATATATCTATCGCCGCCGCGAAAATCAACGCATTCAGGAGCAGTCCTTTGAAGAACAGACCGACCCGGTTTACTCGCCCTGGACAAATAATCCCCCCTCTTCCCAAGAGGGGGATAGGGGGTGTTTATCTGATAATCAAGAAAAATTACTTTACAAAAATCGTGCAATATCAATGGATAGTGCAGAAAATACACAGGGCACAGACGACGATGAAGTACAAGGTCTTAGCCCTCGCCATGATCCCGTAATCCCCACTTCGCCTGGTGGGGAGGGATCAGAAAATTATGATGATGATTATATAGATCACGAAGTAGTTGAACTACTCGACGAATCAATTTTTTAAAACAAATTAAGGAGCAATTATGAGCAACGACGTAGCAATCGAACTTTTCGGATCAGACAAGCCCTCCGGTGTCGAGATAACCGAAAACAAACTGCAAAACTTAGTGAAACTTGGTCGCATGGGCAACGCCTTCGCATCTAAGCTATCTGCAAAAGCACAGGAAGTAAAACGTTTGCAAAACAAAGTAAATAACGATCCAAATGTCCGCAAACTCAAACAAGTACGCAAGGAAAAAAGACAGCTCGAACAGCAGCTTCACGACGTTTCCAACGCTTTCAATGGTGCCTTGAATCAGGAGTTGATTGACTTCTTACCAGGTCAATCCCTCGCCGAAAAAATTAACGTGCTTGCTCCAAACGGAAGCACTCCACTACTTAATGGAAAGGCAGGTCAATAATGAGTTACTATCGCAATGAAATCCCGATGAAAGACCCGATCTCTTTCAATGTCAATATTGATCGTGCAAAAAAAGACAAACTCGTTAAGTTTATCAAAGGACTTGAAATGTCGCACTCCGATTTTTTCAACTTACTCGCCGACGGAGGTCTGCACGCCGCACCATTTATGCGTGAAAAACGCAAATCATTCATTAAACAACGCATTCAGGAGCTCTCAGATACTGAGAATGCTCTCCGAATTGAAGCAGAAGAACTGCAAAATGAATATTCCTAACTTATTAAAGAGGAGACAAAATAATGGAAAAGAAAGCTCAATATCTCGGCTCGGCTGTCTATAATGACGGCTCTCAAGATGACTTCTTCGACATCTTCGAAGATGAAGCCGGCGACTGGAAACCTTTTATCCCGACATTTACTGCATGGCAGCTTAAAGACATTGTGGAACGCATCAACGAACTGCTCGAAGAATACCATGCCAAATATAAAGCCGGTGAGCGTGCCGTCGGATTCGACAAAGCATACAACCTGATCCTTAACACACTCGACGAAATGGGTGTTGAAACGGAGTTCTTTCGTGAAATGTTCGCAAGCGAATTCATGTACGGAGGCAGTTATGACTGAGCAACCTTCACCCAGAAGCAAACTGTATAGATCATTATACAATGCTGCCATGGCAAATATTAATGAGAACTTCCGGCACGATTCCGACGCAGTAAAAGCCCTCCGGGACGAAACCTGTAATATCATGTTCGGCAAGATTTACAAAGACCTTACCAACTCAGAACTAACGGAGGCGATCCACCGCCTCCGCGTTCTGGGAGGTATCGAAAAGCCCGAAAAGCACAAAACAACCGGTACGAAAAACCAGCTCAATATGTTACGCTTTTACATGATGTCTTATGGCTTCCATTATCACGACTTCGGCGATTACATCTTTCAGGATGACGAAACCGGTACGAATTACACCGGAAGCGAACTGCGGCTTTATCTGATCAAACGCTGGCAGGAACACAAGTTGATCCCTCGCACTGTCTTCTATAATATATATAAAGATACGATCAACCCGAAATCGCACCGATTCCTTATCGAAGGCGGATTCAAGAAATTTACGAAAAACCAGCACCGGATGAACTACGAATACCTATCGCCACAGGAAATGTCGTACCTAATACAACGCTACAAACAGATCTATTCAGTACTTTCGACGGCTTTCGGACCTTACGAAGAACGAATGATCTCAGAAATGAACTAATTAACCTCCCCCTCTTTTAAGAGGGGGCAGGGGGGTGTTTGATATGGAACTCGAAAAACAAATTGAATTTTTAGACACTTATTTAAAGAAAATCGAATGGACTGGAAAGACCGCAAAGACGGAATCGAAACGTTTGGCTCTCAGAAAACTCTGGCAAGGCATGCAGCAGATCAGGAAGACATTAGAATCATTGCTGGAGAAGGGGACGTTGGAAGAATTCTATCAGTGGAAGAATTCGGAAGGGGAGCCAATCGTTCCATCAAAATACGCTATACAGTTATTCAAAGACAACCAGAAACTAAAAGACTTTAACAAACAATTAATAATATTAATCAGCTTTTTTCCAATACTTAAAAAGGAACTCGAAAATGAAACAGACAGGCAGCAAGCCGACGGATCACTGGATTGATGAAAAAGGACAAAAAGTCCCTTTCAATTACATCAATAAGTCAGTGATCTTCGATGAACGCAAGATTCATCCGATAATCAAAAGAGCTTACAAGCTCAGCAAAGACCTCGCTAAACTCAAAGCAGATGCCATAAAGCTCTGCCAGGATTCACACGATACCAAACGGAAGGAACACAATTTGAAGCCCGAAAAACTTACCGGTGGATATAACTTGACCGCTTTCGATAACTCACTCAAGATCGAACTGCAAAAGCAGGAAGGCATCGTATTCGACGAAACGCTGATCCTTGAGGCAAAGAACAAACTTACCGAGTTCGTCCAGAACTCACTTACCGACAAACAGCACCACATCGGCAAAATCCTGCTCTCGGCATTCGAGAAAAAAGGAGGCAAGCTCGATCCGAAACGTATCCTTGCTTTGAACAAATACCGTTCCGAGATCAAGGACAAACTCTTTCAGGAAGCCCTTTCCTTGATTGACGACGCATCCAAGGCAGCCGATTCCAAGCGTTACGTTAGATTCTACGAAAAGAACGGCGACGGCGAATTCAAAACTATTAATCTTAACTTTTCAAGCGTGGAGGCATAAATGACAATCAAAGAGCGAAATAAATTGTTCAAAGAATTTTTCGAGAACGAATGTCTCGGCACGCTGACTCTAAAAGGTGGCGATTATGCCGGAGACCTCGACGCAAATCAGAACTTCAAACGCATTGCCAAAGCTCTCGCACTGTCCCAATATCAGGTGTGGTCGGTTTACTTCAACAAACATGTTGATGCCGTAAATAATTCAATCAAACGCAATCCGCTAAGACCAGAGCGGCAAGCCGAGGGGATCAAAGAGAGCTTGAAAGACATAATTAATTATGCAGGAATCCTGCTCTCAATGCTGGAAGAGGACAAATACGTTGACCAATTGGAAGCCATAATGGATAAAGTGAATGGCAAGATAACTTACCATGAAGAGGCAAGAAAGGAAATGGACGAACAATATAAGGAGGCACTCAATGAAAACCTTACTTGAATTCCTGACCGTTCTCGGCATACTGGGCTTCCTTGCCCTGCTGATCGCTTTGATGATACATCTTTTTTTGGTGCCTGCACTCCCACCGTCTTGGTGGGAGTTCGCACCCTCCTTCTTCCAGACTTGGGGCATTGCCCTTTTCATACTATTCATTACGGATATTAGAGAAATAGCAAATACATTTTTTAAACGCATCGATAATAAATTTTAAGAGGAAGAAATGAACACCGAAACACAAATTCAACAGATTTCAACTAATTTACTCACTGCACACCCAGATCAGGAACTGATCTATGGCGATATGCACATTGACGACGACTTTCTGGGGTCTATCAAAGAGCGTGGCATCCTGCACCCTGTCATCGTTACGCATACCGAACTATTCGACGAAAACGATTATGAGGGTTTTACTATCATTAGCGGACACCGCAGAGTAAGAGCCGCAGAAATGGCTGGTCTTGAGTTCGTCCCCTGCATCATCAAAGAGTATGATGATCCGCTTTTGACTAAGCTCGATTTGCTCGTGGCAAACAAACAAAGAGACAAATCGCCGCAAATTATTTCACTCGAAATTGACCAGTACAAGCAAATTTTGTACCAAATCGGTAAGTTAAAGCAAGAGCACAAACTTACAGAAGATAGTGAAGTCATAAACCACCCCCTCTTTCAGAATGAAAAAAGCCGTGAAGAGCTTATTCTTGCTCCTCTCGACTCCGTAAAATTCATTGCTGAAAAAATCGGTATTAAACCAAAAGAGGTCTCGCAATACATTGCCGTCTGCAATGCCGATTATCGGGAGAAGTTTTTAAATGAGATCGGCAATAAGGGTGTTAATCACAACAAAACCAACGAAATTTCTGATAAATGGGATAAAGTCCGTGACGCTTTCTTTGCCGGCGATATTTCGCTCAATAAAGCATATCAAACCATTATCGAATATAAAAAGCACCTTAAGCAACAGCTTGAGCCGAAACCAGAGCCAAAACCCGAACCAAAACCAAAGCCAGAGCCGAAACCAAAGCCAGAGCCACAAAAGCCACAGCCCGCTTTTGTCTTCGAACCCGACGACTTCGCATGCTATACTATGCCGATCTCTGCTCTAAACAACGATCAGCAATCAGTGATATACCCAAATAGCGAAGGTGTTATTCAGGATGGCAACCGGCTTATCTATTGGAATATATTTATTGATAAAGAACTTGCTTTCCTCTTCCCACTCGAAGATCTCTCTGTAATTCTTGAACAAATATCGGAAGTGCATTATGCTAACAGCTAAAGACATAGCAAACCACGCAGCCGACTTCGTGCCGCTTGCTCCGAATGTCCTTTATGATAAGTACCGCGAGAGTTTCGAATCTCTTGCGGTTCGCTTAAATCAGTATATCGAAGACGCTGTCTCCGTTATGCGTGAAAAGGGTTACCATACACTTGATCAAATCCTTGCAACCGTCGCCGAAGTCTCTGGCTTTGCAGCCGATGACATCACGTCGCAAAACCGCAAGGCACGGCTCACGCAAGCCCGTCATATCTTCTTTTACTTAAGCCGCAAGCTCAATTATTCCCTAATGGAAATAGGGCGTTTCAGCGGCTTCGATCATTCGACGGTCCTGCATGGTGCAAATAATATCGACGACGTCGTGGTCGCCTCCGTTCAGGACGCTTACGGCTACTCAGCACGCAAGATCGTAAATGAATGTAAACTAAGACTGGGGTTGATATGACATGTCCTGTCTGCGGTTCTGACAACGTTAAAATCCCGTGGAGCGACAAACGCCATGACGCGGATATTCGCACCCACCTTTGCGTGGACTGCGGCTGCCGCTTTCGCTCCCGGGCAGTTATTTTCGATGTCTATGTATTCAACCCGGACAAGCTAAAAGAAGAACGTATCCCAATCGAAAAATTCGACGACAAATATCTCGATTTTAAGCTGCACCGTGGCAAACATCCCACGGCTCAGCAATCACTTAATTTTGAAGAAAATGGAACAAGTACTAACTCAGATCAACGAAACGATCCTGCGAATGGTAAGAGCGGGAGCGACTCCGGAGCAAATAAGCGACGCAGTCCAGCAGATATTGTTCGAGAGCAATATAGCTAACGATCAGCGTGCCGAACTCGAACGTCAGGCAATGCAGCAATGGATTGACAGACGCACCATGCCGCAGGAATACATAGACTCCGCCGCAAAAGTGCTCGAAACGGCTGGCAGGGATTTCGCCACTCTCGAAGGCAAAATTCAACCCGAAATAATAAATATCGTGGATGAAGCCCTGCGGACAAATTTGCCAATCCGGGAACTCGAAAAACAGTTACTCGACAAATACGACGGAATAAAACATCGTGCCAGAACGGCTGCCAACACAGCAAAAGCCGGCTTCCAGACGATCAACGCATTCGCCGGTGCTGAGCGAGCCGGCGTCAACAAATTCAAATATATCGGTGCTCAGGCACAGCGACCCTTTTGCCGCAAGCACCTCAATAAAGTTTATACCAAAGAAGAAATATTAAAACTCGACAACGGTCAGGGCTTGCCAGTGTGGATTTATCGCGGTGGCTACAACTGCATCCACCGATGGCAAGTCTATGTCCGCTAAATTGAAAGGAAAGAGAAATGATTTCCATTAACGGAATATTTATAAGCTGCCATCATTGTGGAAGTTTGAATGTAAACAGCACCACTGAATGGTTTAATAGGCAAACAATAGCAGGTGAATATTATTATTGCAACAAGTGTAAATGTTTGTTTGAGTATGATTTCAGCAAGCATTATCCGCCAACAGATACTGAAAGGATAGAGAAATGATACATACTATTAATAAGCTTTCTATATACAAAGAGGGTACACTCGATACAGAACGTTATTACAGCACAACAGGAACTCTTACCGTAGAGAACTTAAACCAAGATAATGAAGGATTAGTCAAGATTTCATTTGGCGATCAGTCCGTTGTCGTTGATATAATTGACCTTCAGAAAGCATTGATAACAGTAGAGTATTCTTATAAGAAATATATTGAAAGGAAAGAGAAATGACTTACGATAAAAACAAAGAAATAGTTACCTGTCCGTTTTGTGGCAGCTATGATGTGCAAGCTAATCTATTTGGTAGAGATAATGTCTATTCTCAGTATTACTGCTGGGAGTGCGATAGCGATTTCAATGATGAGGATTGCGAGGATTTACAAGATGAAAGATGAAGACAGAAAGGCAATTAAAGGCATAATCAAGGAGGCAAGTGTAAACATGTGCCATTCAAGCACTATCGTCGGTCCATGTACAGCAGAGCAAGTGTCGTGGATGTTTCAAAACCAAGATAGAATCATCGACATAGCAACAGAAAAAATAATAAAAATTATTGAAAGGATAGAAAAATGATAACAAACAAAGATATAATGCGGGAAATCAAAGTGATACAACGCAAACAGTTATACCACGACAACCAAATAAATAATGCCATCAAGGTAGCTGGCAAATTGCTTGATGCAACAGAAGCAATGCAGCAATCCATATTACACCAAGGCGAAGCCCTTGCAATTTTACTAACGGACTACAATGAAAGGATGGGAAATAATGTTACAAATAATAACCGTTAAATCATTCAAAGCCGTCGAAAAGCTGCTCAATGATCCAAACTTCATGGTAAAGTCTATCCACATGTTGCCTGTGAAAAAAACGATCATCGAAAAGCAGACCTCGCCAAAGATCACTGAAGAATTAATTGATCACGATATTCACGTAATCTGCGAGGTTAAAGATGCAATCAATTAACATGACCGACGACGAAAAATTCCGCTACGAAGAGCGTGCCGCCATCTGCGAGTACGAAGGCAATCTAAACCGTGCCGACGCTGAACGCATAGCTCTGCAAGAGGTATTGGATGAAAGAAAACACCCCCTGCCCCCTCTTAAAAGAGGGGGTAAAAACCAAAAAAATGATTAAATTACAAAAACTGATTTTATCAATTTAAGGAGAAAAAATAATGAAGCACTTACTGATTACTTTAATCGCACTCGCTCTGCTCGCAAGCTGTACAGCTAATACAGATGATTTCGATGAATTTATGGGAGTTGAATTTGGAACTCCAGAAGATGATGCAATCGCTTATATTAGTTCAAAATATCTTGCAAAATTTGAATCTGCCGAAGCACCTCATTATTATAAAATAAATATGTCATCATACGAGGGCTACGATGTTAAAATTGCTGCCATTGGTTTTGAAGATGGGGTTTTCGGATTTATAATAATGGATTTAAAAGCCGAGAATATGGATGAAGCTAAACAAATATCTTCCCAATTAAATGAGATATACCATAAAAAATTGGGGGAGCCATATTTAATACATGAAAATGGTAAAGTATGGTATTTCCCATATAAAACAACAGCAAAAATTCTATCAATTAATGCGGATTCATTGCTCGACGCAAGAGTAAGGATCAATGCTGGTGTTATGCCTGAACAATTTTATAAAAAGTTTAAAAAAGAAATTGAAGCCGAAAAAAACAAAAATTTGCAAAATTAAGAGTGTTTTTATATATTGCCGTTGTCTGCAATCTACGACGGCAATAAATTCGCTCCGTTAAGGCGATTTTTTTATTGCCGAGGAAAATTATAAAGCCGAACTCTCTTAGTACCGTGAGGACTAAGGCACTTTTCGTAGGGTGTAGACAAGAGTTCGGTTTTGTAGTTTAATTACAGGAGGTTTTATGAATAACTCAATCATTTTACGAAGAGATGATTTTCTTGAAAAAGAAGGTCAGCTATGGATGACGGCTCATGAATTGGGCAGACATTTAGGTTTTACAAATCCATTCCGTGGTGTAAAAAAGATTTATTACAGAAATCAGGCAGAGCTTGAACCTTTTAAAGGGGTGTCCCAAATTGGGACACCCCTTGGTGGAAAGCAGGAACATCTTGCGTTTAACGAGATTGGCTGTTATATTATCGCCATGCTTGCCAAAACGGAGAAAGCCCGAAAGTTTCGCCGGGCTTTGGCAGAGTTCCTGCAAAAGATACGAGTGGGAGAAATCGAGATACGAAAGAAAAATCTTGAGCTTACTCAGGTAAATGCCATGCAGGAAGCCTTCCTTCGTCGCCGTGCCGTTGATCTCTTCGTCAGAACTTCGGGGATAGGTGTCCGTCGCTCTCAATTCATTCTTAATTTACAGGGCAAGCTCACTCCCGCTTCCCTATCCATGGCTTTCGGAGTGAAGGAAAAGCATATCGAAAAATTATTTTTTCTCGATAACTTACGCCGTAACGCATGGAAAGAATATTCATCAATCCCAAGGAGCTTATAATGAAAGAAAATGAAATTTTTAACGAACTGATCCAGAGGATGGATACCGCCGTCGCCGCATCAACTTCAATCCTTGAATTTGTAGAATGGCACGGTGGAAGTAACCGGCTTCCATCAAGCACCGCAATCGAGCTACATGAAGTATGGCTGAAAATATGTCAACTGCTCGAAAGCAAACTTGCAAATTGATTTAGAAGCCCTCCCTGTGAGGGCTTTTTTTTGCAGACCGCTGACTGCTGACAGCTGACAGCTATAAAAACCTGATCTCCACCGATTCCCCAATAAATTTATTCAGCGTCTTGTCTTCAAGCTGCTTTTTCGTCAATCCCAAAAACCTTCTTATAACTTTTGACTTTCCTGCTCCCATCACATTATGATAATAAGCGATTTCAGCCGACTCCCGATCCGCAAATCTTATATTGATCTCGTTCTTATCCACTGCCACATCGTTAAGCCCTCGCAACATGCGTCCCGTTCTGGTAAGATTTACTTTACCACGAAATTGCGGGTACTTCTTCTCCTTCCACTCAGCGTAAGCCGTCGAATAAGGTTTATAAGCCCTGTTCTCCACATCCTTCGACTTTGCCACCTGCTGATTCATAAGCTCAATAGCACGAAAACCCGCTTTCAGCAGTTTCGTTTCGTCGAGCAATATTTTTATTTCGTTTGCCATTTATAGCTTTCAGCGATCAGCGGTCAGCGATCAGCCGAATGCTGAAAGCTGACTGCTGACCGCTATTAAATCTCCATTCCCGTAAACACCTGCGTATTCGGCTGAATAATTTCGTCTTCGCTGGCTATCGTAAAACCGCATTTTTCTTCCAGTTCTGTCCGGTATAATGGCACTTTCATGTCTCTAAGCATCGAAAGGGCTACCCTCGCGTTGCGTTCATTGTCCTGCACTTTTTCCACTTTCCACACGAATTCATAAGGAAGTACGTGCCTGTCCGACTCCCCTGCAAAATTACGCATGTAATCCTGCCTGATCAGCTGTTCATTTATCACATCTTTGCAATTTTGCCGGTCTTCGTAAGCGATTGTTTGTCCTACCTGGTGGATCAGAGCTTCCACGGCTGCTCTCGAACCATACGGATTGTCGAGTCCTGTGGTGCCTGCCGTTCCCAGCCACGCAACCTCAAAGTCTTCCTGCATTTGCTTCTTGAAGTCCTGATAACTTGAATTTGCCGTTGCATCCACCATTTTCAAGAACTCAAATTTAATTGATTCCGGTACTGCTGCCCAATTCGTATCGCCGAGCGTCCTGACGGCTTCCTCTGCGGCTTCCTGTGCGTCTGCGTCGGCTGCCTGCATACCTCCGTAATTTGCCACGACCAGACCCTTCAATCGCCTGTTGAAGTTTCGCCAATCCTGCAAATCCTGAGACCACAGCCAGCCGGGGATCAGCAAAGTGCGAAGCAAGCCGCCATGAAGTGGGTTGCCGTCGTATGCCAATATATACGATTCGAGAATGCTTTCCTGAAATGCTTTACGCAGCATAAGTCCGCTTTCGTGCAAGAGCTGAGCTACACCTCCCGGATAGTCTTCATTGAACTCGCAATCTTCCGGCTCATAATATTTGAACTCTATCGGAGCCCATGCTTCTCTGGTCTGGTCTTCATTGTCCCAGGTTTCAATGTCCCATTTCAAACCCAAGGCAAGTTTGCCGAACTCCACCGTATCATGATAATTATTCACAATAAATTTTATTGCATCTTTCAAGCGTGCTTCAATGAATTCGACTTCCGTCTCATAAGCCGGATCAATCGCCTGAATAGTCCACGACGTGGACCGCAGGGCTGTTCGCCGTCGCTTGCGGTAACCTTCAAACCTCGAAACCGCTTTAAACAATCTTTTTTCGATTGCCATTAGCGGACGGATGTCCCGGTATTCCGTTGACTTTGCGTCGGCACGTGCCAAAGAATCAATTATCTGCGACAGCGTCGGCAGAGCTGTTTTTACCGAATAAGGATACACATATTTTGTTGCCATTTTTTGCCTTTCATTTATTTTCCAACACCCCCTAACCCCCTCTTGCAAGAGGGGGATTTTATCTTATTCCCCCTTTTCCCAAGAGGGGGTTAGGGGGTGTTGTCTGGTCAATAACTAACATCATAATCAAATCTTTTCATTCTCGCTTTTCTCAGATACCCATAGCCCTCACCCATTGCAATTTCGGGCTCGTGAATATATTGAAATGCACAAATCAGCCAGTCCGCAGCATCCACTCGCTGACCTTTCCGCTTATTCTTTTTGCCTTTAAATCGAATGATCTGTTTATAAAATCTTTGTCCTTCCTCGGTTTCAATCCACCCACGGGGGAATTTGATCCTGCCCTGATGATAGATCATCGAAGCCGTCTTTGCATGCAAATCTACGTCGTAACGGCGATAATCAATAGGAGGGTAAGGTCTTTGATGACGAATTGCCCAGTTACGCACCATATTCGTCCAGATCGCTTCCTGATTCACATGTCCGTCGAATGCCATCACTTTTATTCTTTGCGGATCGTAAGTGTCCAGAAATCCGTTCAAAAGTTCGTCGCTGTCTCCGAATGCCTTACATCTTAAACGGTAAGCATAAAAACAATTTTGCTCTGGTGAATACAAAAGCCCACCCATGGCTGTTGTGTCCGATATTTCAAGATTTAACGCAAGGTTTGGATCGCAATATGTGATACCTCTTGCATCGTAAGGCAGTTCGTCATATAACTCAAAATGCTGTTTCGGGAATATGAAACCTCCAAGGGCTTCCGGTCTTTGCTGGAAATTGCCGGACCACTCTTCGTCGTCTGCCTGATGTAATTGCTGGAGTTCCTCTTCTGTCTTTGCCGGGTAGCGGTCAGACCAAAGCGGACCAGCCACGTCAGACCATGCAGGAAAGACGTGGACGGTGTGTCCCGGTGCCAGTTTGCCGTCGTCCTGTTGGATCAGCAACTTATTCCCTGCGCATTCTTCATTAAAATTATTTGCAAGAATTATAAAAGTGCCGCCATCGGCAAGTGATTTCAATGCCTCTTCCAATTTGCGGAGACGCTGTGCAACGATCTCCGGCTCAAGCGAACTTGATTCCGTTTCTACATCGTCAGCCAGAATAAATTCGGGACGGTCAAAGCCAGCCACCGCACCTCTCATAGAACGTCCGGGAGAGTAGGGCTTCAATCGCTTCCTTAATGTGTTGCCGGCAATCTTAAAGACCAGTTCGTCATCATTCTCAGATTCGATCGAAATGCCCCAGTCTTGGTTTATTCGTGTATTCTCCCGTAAGATGTTCGCAATTGTTCGCATTAAAGCCCTGGCTTTATCCATGGTCTCTGAGTAAGTGCCAAAAAATACTTTATTATGCGTCAAAAAAAGCCATACCGTGGTCATCAAAGCCGTTACCGTCTTTCCATACCCACGAGGTCCTAAAATCAAATGCAAGCCCTTTTTCGTGGCAATTTCAGGAATTGCAAGTTGCAGCCGTCCCGGCTTGAAATATCCCTGCCTGTGAACTTCCGGAGGAAAGTATGTCCTTGAGAAATATTCAAAAGATCGTTTTGAATAAGTTTTCCTGTACTTTCGCCATTTCGGAGTGAGCAGCTTTTCGTCAAAGCCGTTTGCGTCCTTGGGCTTTACCTCCTCCAGCTTTGCGATCTCAGCGGCAAGCTGTTTTGCTTCGAGGTCTAATCTTGAGAATTTATCTGACATCTGACTTTTGCCTCGTTAAAAATTTTAATTATGTCTTTGTCGGTTGCGTCGGGCTGAAACATTCGTATCGCCTCGGTAAATGTGGCCCAATCCATTCCTTTCAAATGGACTTGCATTTCGGCTTCAATCGCCTGCTTATTTGCTCTTACCAGCGTCCCCAGCATGGAAGCACGCTGAACAGGATCAATCTGCAAATTTGCTTCGAGCTGAGCAAAAGCGTATTGAATTTGGGAATTTATCAGTTCCGTCAAATTTTTTTCATTTTTTATGTTTTCGGCTTTTGCGGCTCTGGTTCGGTTCGTCGGTCTGTGTCCTTTGCCTTCGCTAACGGAACGGATTGCCCATCTTACCTGGTTGATCGTACATCCGAAATGATCGGCAATTGCGTTTGCCGAAAGATCAGGATTTTTACGCTTCATTTCCCAGATCTTTCGCTGAGTCCCTTTGGTCAGGTGATTTGACTTTTTCCCCATTTAACTCTCCGAATATGAAACATTGAACGAGATCACAAATCGTGGGCTGTCCGAATACGTAGAAAGCGGGAACATGTTCATATTATGCACTTTCAGCGTTTTACGGATCACTTTCCACACGCGGTCTGCCACAGTTACGAGATTGGCAACAGCCGTAACCGAATCAGGTTGCGGTTCGAGAACGATCAGCACATCAATAACAGCCGTCGGGATGGCAGGGTTTTCGGTTAAAAACGGTGCTTCCCGCATGGCATTGATAATAATTGCCGGAGCGGCTGGGGTGTCAATAAGCACTTCATTTTGCTTTACCGCAAAATCGAATTTCCAGACACCCTTTTCCACTGTCAAAGTAGAATCTGTAACCCCTGATAAAATCGTTTCGGCTTCCGTAGTTATCGCCGTCGCCAGATTTGTCCATGTTTGATTAAAACTTACCATTCTTCCTGCTCATAGCTCCCTGTTTTGATAAAAGAATTTTTTGCCGTTGTCGGAGCAGTACGATATTTCGACATTTCTTTCACTGCTCTGTCGTACCGGTCTTTGATCCGTTTCGTTTCATTCTCCGACAATCCGGAAATTGAGGTCATTGCCAGCCATTCGATTATGGCTGCGGCAACGGAATCTACCCAGTCCGGTCTGTCGTCGGTATCCGTCGGGATGTCCTCGCCGGTAGTATCTCTTATAAAGCAAGCCGCCTGATTCTCGTAAATATCGAAGAGATCACTGTCGGCTTGTAGCTTCTTATTAATTGCCGAATGAATGAACGGCTCAATAATATCAGCATCCACAAAAGGCATTTCACACCTCTTTTAGTTTAACAACAATGCAAAAATCTTAAAAAAAAATCGCTAAACCTTTGCAAATACGTATATATAACTAAATTAATAGTAAATACTACGAAATTGCACCATGAATTTTTGACAACAAAATTGTGAGTGGATTTATGTTTGAGCAGTTAAAAAAGTACTTTACCGAATTAATGAAGAATCTCGGGCTGTCTGTGCCTGATGATAAAAAGGACCAGATAGACGAAGAGATCAAAAAGATTGCAGACCAGATCAATGAGAACAAAGCAGATCCCGACGCACTCAAAAAGGGCTTTGAAGCTCTCGGAGCAAAATTGCAGGACTTGATGAAAGATGATAAGAAAGACGATCCGGACAAAAAGGATGATGCTAAGCAAGACGAATCCAAACCAGAACCCTCAGGGAGCAAAGATATGGAAGATTTGAAAGAAATGGTGAAAGCTCTGACCACAGAGATCACGAATATAAAGACCCAGTACGAAACAACGCAAAAGTCCGCACTGGAGGAAAAAGCCGTTCAAAAACTCAATGAAGCTGTTCGCAAAGGCAAGATCAGTATTAAGAGCAAAGAAAAGTACAAGGGCATGCTTATGAAAAATTTTGACGACGTCGTCGCAATACTTGACGATATGCCGGAAAATGCGACTATTGCGAAATCCAATACGGCAACCGAGAACCCACCGAAAGACCCGACAAAAGTGCCAAAGCTCTTCGGATCGGTGGATGATAAGATACTCGAAGCCGTTAATCAGGATTTTGCGAAGAAGATGTAAATTGAAATAAGACAACACCCCCTAACCCCCTCTTGGTAAGAGGGGGAACGATCAGGAGGGCTTCCCCTCTTGGTAAGAGGGGATCGAGGGGTGTTTGTGATTAAGAAAGAAATTTTTTTTTTATAAATCGAAAGGTTAAAAAATGGCAAATTTAATTCAACTAAGCCAGATCGAGACAAACAGTCAGATAGGACGTGAAGCCGCAGCTCTGCTTTTACAGCATTCTCCGCTTTTACGCTTCCTCAATGATCATTCTGCGTTTGAGCTCGACGCTGTTGATTTTGATTGGTATCCCGCTGACAATGACTCGAACCTTGCGGCTCGTGCCAGAGGTGGTGATTATACCGCTCAGGACGTCGCACCCGGAACACGTGAAACCGGCTCTCAGTACTTTATGGGCGATTCCGTTCATATTGACGAAGCCGACCTGCGAGATTGGCAGCTCGGTTTGCGTGATAAAGACTCACACCTGTACAAAAAGCTCCAGAGACGCTTACGGCACTTTGCAAGGGCTTACGACGTGAAGATGTTCCAGGGCACAGGGCTCACAAACATATTGAAAGGTCTTATCCTGTATTTCGACGGATCAACAGACATCCCCGGCTGGCCCACAGGCGAGAAGGGTGTGATCAACGCAGGTTCTTATGATCCTGCCGGTGGCGACAGCTACGATCTTACATCAATTGACAACTACGAAGACTTTACAGAAAACCTGATGAAATGGGCTGGCGAGGTAGAAGGCGACAAATATATGTGGGTGAATAATGCCATGCACGCAAGGCTTACCACTATTGCACGCAACCTTCACCTGCTCGGATCAACCGTCGATAAATTTGGCATGCCAATTGCAACCTTCGCCAACATTCCATTGGTGAAAATGCTCGATGATTCGATGCCAAATACGGAAGACGACGACGCAGTCTCAGCCGTAGAGACTACAACCTCAATCTGGGTGGTTAGCCCCGGCGAACAGCGTTTTTCTTTCGTAACTAACTCAGGGCTTGCCTGGAAGGATTACGATCCTGATGACAAGCAGAGTGAAGGATTCACCTGGGAAATACGCGGTGCGTGGAAGTTCGAAGACCAATACGCAGCCCGCAGAATACGAAACATCAAAGTTCTTAGTGCTTCATAATCTCCGTTAATCAGTGCCCTCGGCTGGCTAACAGTGAGGGCACATTAATAAAGGGCAAAATATGGAAATGAGCTTATATAATTGGATACAATTTGGAATTTTTCTGGCAACAACGGCGGGAGTAGTGATCGGCATGTATTTCAAGCTAAGGCAGACAAACAGAGATATGTTTAAGCAAGAACTTGCAAAGTATGAAGACATGGCAAAGATCAGCAATGAAATTGACCTGCTGAAAGATCGCTTCCGTTTGCTCGACGCAAAAGCCGGAGAAGACCGGGCTGAATTTAAAAAGCTCGTTGAGGACTTGAAAGGCGACCTCCGTCGCATATACGATAAAATTGATGAACATAACCGATTGTTTCATGTTAAGGATCAGAAATGAAAAATTTAACGAAATACCTGAGCTGGACAGTTGTGATTGGAATACTGGTATTTGCCGTATTGTGGTTCACACTGCCTGCATTCGCAATGCTGGGCGAGTCAATAGTGTATCTCGGTCTTTTCCTGACCGCTTTCATACTCTTTGACCGCTACGTCATGGTAGAAATAGATACAATTAAAGAACTTCAAAAAGGGAATACGGCTTATGCGTTATTTTTGCTTGCTGTTGCTGTGGTCTTTGTGGCTATCGCCATTCTCGTTGGCTAATAATACAAATGTGCTCCCGACGGCATATAAATATTATGGCGTGAAGGAGACCTCAAAGAATAGCTCAGAGATAATTGATAAATTCAACGAACACGTCGGAGTGCCGAAGGGCTCAAACTGGTGTGCCTCCTTCGTTAGCTATGTGCTTGATGAAGTGGGGGTCAGTTATCCAACAGTACGCTCTGCTGTGGCACGCAAATTTATCACTGAATTTAGCATAAAAGCCAAACACGTTTATAAGGGCTATGCAGAAGTTTATCCCGGATGGCTTGCCATCTGGCAGCATGGAAATACATGGCGAGGTCATATCGGCTTCGTTATCTGGTGGCACCGGCTCTCAGGCAAAACTATCGAAGGCAACACGAACAATAAAGTAGACATTCAATATCGAAAGCTCGAATTGAGCAAATATTTCAGGATAACACATTTTACACCTGTTCATGAGTAAAATCGTAAAAATATTGATCTTCGCTGCTCTACTTGCTCCGCTAAGTTCAGGGTGCAGCTTGCTGTGCCCTGACCCTTCGCACAAGGAAGTATTTATTCGTGATACGACGTATGTCTTTTCGCCGGCTCCGATAATTGATTCATCCAAGGCAACTTCGGTTACCGATACGATCATTCAGATTATTCGGACTCTGCAAAAGGACACACTTGTTGACATTCGCTATTATCCGGTTCGTACTGAATTTTATTGGAGGATACAACCGGACACGGTAAGGATCACTGCCAGGGACACATTGATAAATTATCAGGACAACGTTCAGATCGAAACTACTCCGTTCTGGCTTAAGCTCGTGATCTTTGTGGCAGGATTCCTGACGGCGGCAATTGTGATCTTAGTGATTTTGAAATTGACTAAGAGTAAGATTTAGCTTTCAGCAGTCAGCTATCAGCATTTAGCTGAAAGCCGATAACTGACCGCTGAAAGCAACGAAATGAAGAGAATTTTTTTGAAATAAATCGAAAGGCAAAGAAATGGCTATATCAACTATTAAGAACTGGGTGCAGAAGCTGAACACCGGCACTTACAAAAGTTCGTGGAAGATTGACTCCGACGGAGCGTCTCCCTGCACTTTGGCAAATGATTCCGGTGCCTTAAGCACAGCCACCGTCAAGGCGACCACCGCTCTCGACATCGGATCAACACCGGTGGAGCTTACCGATAATTCCGGAGCTCTGGCATGCGACGCAGATGTGTTTGAACTTGGAACAACACCGATCTCGCTAACTGATAACTCCGGCAATCTGGCAATTGACGCTGACAACTTAGAGCTTGGATCAACACCTATAACATTGACAGACGACTCCGGCGACCTTGCCATTGATGCGGATGTGGTGAAGCTTGGATCAACAGCCGTCTCAATCAAATCCGATTCCGGTGTGCTTATGATCACTAACGACGGAGGAGTTGAAACACCTGCATTAGCTTCCAAGATGGCATTCACAGGCACATACTCAATGAGTGCAGACGTTAGCGACGTAACACTTATGCAGTTCGTCTGCCCTTATGATGGCTACCTGGTGGCTTCTGCCATTCTAATGTCCGACGCAAGGACAGCCGGATCAATCGCTTTCACAATCGAAAAGAATGGAACGCCGTTGACTCCAACAGGGCTCAGCCATGCCATTGATGACGATCCGACGACTAAATCAAGTAAGACAGTGGATTACGGAACAACTGATTACGATGTGGCAGCCGGCGACGTGATCTCTATCGTGGCGACTTCGTCTTCCTTTACACCGGCAACAAACACGATTTCAATGACTCTCGTAGTGGAGGGCTAAGATGATAGTTAAAAAAGTACTGGACGCTTATGATATGTCGGCAGATAAGACTGAGACCGTCGTTCTGAAAGACATATCAATGCACACAGAATTTGCAACGATCGGAGTGTCCTGGCGTTCTGCCGAGGGCACTCTCGACGGAACGCTGAATATTTACGTATCGGACAATCCCGATCCCATAGACGCAAGCGACTACGACCTTGAAAAATCAATTACGATAGACGCAGCCAACAACAATTTAGACAAACTGATCTATTATATTTCTGCACAGATCAGCACCTTGAAATTTGTTTATACCAAAAACAATATAACAGCAGGGGAGCTGACAGTAACCGTCGGAACAGGGGGCTAACATGATAGAATATTCAGCGAACAAAGTAATGGATAACCACATTGCCGACGTGGCAAACCCGCATGCCGTTACGAAATCGCAGGTAGGGCTTGGTAACGTTACCAACGTGGATTTTGAAACTTTGCTTAAGCGGCTCAAAGGTATATCCCTTACTCAGAATGACCTGCTCTATATGTATAATCATAATACGAAGCTCATTGCCACCTGTGAAGCAGATGAGAGTTGGGCGGATAATAAGTGGGATGGGACTCATGCGGCAACTCATGGAGATGACACAACCAACTATAAAGTAGGTAGCCAAGGTATTAGTGTTACAACTGATGCGACTGCTAACTTGAAAGCCGTCAATTTAGATTTTACAGATAAGGACTTGACTAAATTTGAAGATGGGTCAGTTAGCATTGATGATGATTATATTGAATTAAGTGTATATTGTGCAGATGCGTCAGATGGGACATCTGCTCAAATAGCTTTTATGTGTGATACTTATGGCACTAAAACTAATTGGTATACATATACATTTACTTCATTGTTGGTTGATGGATGCAATCATCTCAAAATACAGAAATCGTCATTTGGTGAAACTGGATCGCCAAGCTGGGCTACTATTACAGGGGTAGTGATAAGAATACTTGCAGCTGTAGGTGAAACATATTCAATAACCATAGATGCAATCCGTATGACACGCAAAGATCCAACAGACGCTAATCCCAATCCATTCCAGATTGAGAATGATGGTGTTATGGAGAGGGTTATGGAAGTAAGCTCAGGAACTCCGTTTCTGGGTTATGATGGGAGTACTTTGGTTGTAAAAGGCATGGAGAATACTAATTTATACAGCATTTACACTTTTAGTAAATTCTGGTATAGTGGATCATTTTTAACCAGCTCAACAGCTGCTTTTCTTGTCAGCATTTATGATGACGACGACAATAGGATGATGGCATATACTTCTTCGGATAGGGTTATTGTCAAGTATGATATTGACCCTCTTTCTGATTATGAGCAAACTGATATTAGTTTTAATGCAGAAGATGAAGTAATAATAAGCGGTGTTATTTCTGTCTCATCTGTGCAAATAGCATTGACTAAAGATGGGATAACGTATCCTCAATATATAGCGGCAGTTGGTTCTATTGATCCGTCACCACTAAGAATTTCAGTTTACTCAGATGCTTCCCTAACATCCTTCAAAGCAAGTTCAAGTCCTTTGATGGTGAACCAGTGATAGAATGGAGAATTGAGAATGGAGAATGGAAAATGGGAGGTGGATTATGAGAGATAATATAATTAAACTTGGGTTCATGGCATTTGCAGTAATAGCGATAGTGTCGGTATTGACAGTAATATTAATGCCGATGGTATTGCCGCTTATTATCAATCATATTGACATACGAGAATATAGCGAATATGTATATGGCTACGCAATCCTGAATTTAATCGTATGGATATGTGTAGCTGTTTGGAAAGATGATATTGTTAAAGTAAATAAATCGGAGGATTAATTATGTATAACGTAGTGATAACAGTGCCACGTCAAACAGACGACGAAGGCAACTTAGTGCAGCATGAGGATTTCAAGACAATAGTAGTCGCAGCGATAGGTTTGCCAGCAATAAGCCATAGCTTTAGTTATAGCGATACTGTTAATAAGATAGCGATTAAGCGTGAATTGGAAGATGCGGCAGACGTGATTGCAGCGATGGCAAGCTATGAAGACGTAACGATTACAGTATCAGAAGTGGTTTCGGTAGAAGTTTAAACACCCCCTAACCCCCTCTTAAAAGAGGGGGAGAAGAAGCAAGATAGTTTTTTTATTATAAATCGAAAGGATAAATTATGGCTTTAGTAACATCCGGCGGTCAGAGCGTACATGATATTTACGTTCTAAAGATCAATTCAGGCGGCGACGACTACGATGTGTATGATATCTTTACTACACCAGGCACACCAGCCACAGTCAGCTCGCCCACACGCACCACAGGTAAACCGCTAAAACTGACAGAGATCACACAGACCGATCCTGCTTTTCAGGATGACGGCACTGTGCAGATAACCTGGTCAAACTACGACTCAGACGACGACATCTGGACATTCCTCGACTTACTCGCAAAGGCACCGGCTTCCGGTAACCTGCCCGAATATAAGCTGGAGAATGGCACCGAACGCGGTGGGACGTCAGATTATCTCGTTCTCGTGATTTCATACTTAATGAAGAACGAGAACTCGACACCGAATGAGATTTTCCTGCTTTCTGCAATCGGAACGATAGCAAGGACATCCGGTTCGTTCACAACGAACCCCGACGACTATGTGAAACCGACAATCATTTTCAACGGCTCAAAATCTGAGATCGCTTACACAATCCCGACTGATCTTTTCTATTCACACGCTTCTGATCCTGACTCCGGTCTGGTGGATGCTGAGGACATCGTTTCTCTGGCACCCTCAATTTCGAAGTCTCAATGCTGGTGGCGTAAGTGGGTAGAAGTACCTAATGCTGAATAAACACCACCTCTTTGGATAAAGGTGGGATTGAAATCAGACAACACCCCCTAACCCCCTCTTGCAAGAGGGGGAAGGATTAAAAGAATAAATTGTTAAACATGGAGGAGCAATGGAAAAAATTAAATTTTATTTCGAACGCGAAGGGCAGGAATACGTAAAGGAACTCGAACTGATCCGCACAAGCTACAAAAACCGTGATCTTTACGACGAACTGGTGAAACCAATGCAGGATAAGGCATTGAAACTGACAAGCAAACTTGCGGACAAACAGGCAGATCAAAGCGAAGATTATCAAAAGCTATATGCCGAATGGGTAGAGCTTAAAAAAATTATGCTGTTCGATAAGTGCAAGTTGATCGTTAACAGCAAGCAATTGAACACCCACGAAAAAGAGCAATGGGCAACGCAGGAATTCTGGGAAAATCAGGACTTGACGGAACTGGAGAAAGCTGACGACTCCTTTCGTAACGTGTATTTCAAAGCAAAACACTAAAATAGAGGAAATTCAACGATGGGACGCATTTCACGTAAAAAAGAAGAAGGACGAAGACAAACCATTTTGGCATGCCTTCAATCTGATTCCGACGGAAGAGCTTGCTGGTGTGGAGGCAATGAAATACCAACACCGGCAGGTCTGCCATATAATAGCAACCTCGGCAGTGGAGTGCGAACTGATCTATGCAGAATGGGATCCCGTTTTGATCTGGGCACATATTGGATTAATGAAAGCGAATAACCATGGCTGATTTCGAAAGCTCATATAAATTAAAGATTGATCCGCAGGTTGATCCGCAGGCATATACTAAGATTGCCAATCAGATTGACAAAGCATTTGCACCACTAAAGGGGAAGATTGACCCGATAGACGAAGCAGAGATTACTTCGGCACTTAAGACGATCAAACAGGAAGCCGCAAAAGCCGGCGACTCAATAAAAGGGATCGGCGACGGTGCAGGAGCAGCAGGCAAGCAAGCCGGTAAAGATTTCGGTGAAAAATTCTCCGGCGAAACAATCGGTTCGATTAAGTCCGCAAAAGGCAAATTTGAAACAATGGGCAAGGAAGCCGGCGAGGAATATTCAAGCGGCTTTTCTTCCACGATCAAAGACTTTGCAATCGGCTCAATCCTTGGTGATGCCGTTTCGGCTGGTCTGGGCAAGCTGACCGAGACATTGACCGCTCTTCCGAATGCTTTGAAGGCATTGGGAGCGGAGGCAAACGTAACCGGTAAAGAGCTTGAAGAGCTGGGAGAAATAGCAAAAGGGGCTTTCACTCAAGGTGTCGGCGATTCTATCGAAGATGCTGCTCACTCAATTGCTTTCCTTAAAAAGCAACTGGGAGAGCTAAAAGACGCAAGCGGCGGTCAGCTGATTGACGTATCTCAGTATGAAGAAGCTGCTGTCTATGCACAGCGTCTTGCCGACGCTCACGGAGTTTCCTACGACGAAATAATCTCGAAAAGCCGTACTTTGATGGCTAACTACAAGATGGATTTCGAGGAGACTTTTGATCTTATAGCTTATGGACTCGCAAATGCAGGAAATTCACAGGAAGATTTCCTTGATACTTTGGACGAATATTCACCCTTGCTCAAACAGGCAGGGGTGGATGTTTACCAGTTTGCGGGAACACTTTCGGCTGCCATGCGTGAAGGTGTTTGGAATACCGACAAACTTGCCGATTCGCTTAAAGAAACTCAGGTTCGCATAAATGCCGGAGATTGGGTGAAACCATTCGAGGACATGGCAAACGCAGCCGACGGTGCCTCGAAGCAGGTCATTTTATCAATACAGGACATATTGACGCAGGCACAGAACGGCGACATAAATATTGCCGACGCACTGGGTCTATCAGCTGAAGCAATTAAAAATGCTGTGGATGCCGGGGAGATTTCGACGGCTTTGCAGGATCAGCTCGCTGTTGCCATTGGTGGCACAATGGCAGAAGACATTGGAGGCGACCTTTGGGCAAAGATATTCAGTGCCGACGTTGATCCGCTAATAATCAAAGAGCAGGCACGCAAAGCAGGTCAGATCGTGCAGGACGCATTGAAGCCAATCAGCTTTGAAGAATTTACACGCAAGATCGAACTTGCCTTTGCTGAGATCGGCAATAAAATTGCACCGGTGCTTGATCCAATATTTACGAAATTATCGGACAAGTTGATCCCTGCACTCGATGGAGTTATTGACACACTCGATCCATTCATAGCGATTGCCGGCGAGGTGCTTGAGCTTGCCGTTGATCTTCTGCCCGTTATTGCCGCAGGTGCTACCGCATTTGGAACTTACAAAGCCGCGGTTACAGGTGTAACGGCAGCCACGAAACTATTCAGTGGTGCATTGGCAGCCAATCCCGTTGGGGCGGCTATCGTTGGGATAACGGCTTTGCTGGCTATAACGAAACAGCTTGCCGGTGCTTTCCACGAAACAGCCGAAGAACGGCTCGACGAAATACAGGCACAGAAAGAGATCATTCAGCAGGACAAGCAGATGAACGAAGCGAAACAGGCACAGATCAAAGCCAATGTCGCTCTCGTGGAAGAATACGAAAAGCTATCGAAAAAGCAGAAGTTAAGCCGTGAAGAGCAGGAAAGATTGAAACTTGTAACGCAGGAACTTCGCAATGAATTTCCGGGAGCTATCAAAAGCACAGACGATTGGGCGACGAACATGAAACGGCTTTCGGAACGTGTTGCCGACTCGAAGTCAGAGCTTGCCGGGCTTATCGCTAATATGAAAGAGCTGAACAAACAGGAACAAAGAACACTTGAGCTGGAAGTCTCCGTAAAAGCCGATAAAGCAAAAGGGGACATCGAAGATGCTTTAACCGAAGTGCAATCAGAGGCAAACGGTTTATTTAGCGATCTATCGAATAGTTTTGACGAAGCGATACTTGGCGGCTCGAATGTACGTGCATGGTCAGAGAACTTCCTTGATCCTTACGTAAAAGAAATGTACCGGGCAACCTCCAGCGGTGAATTGCAGGACGCAAGGGACCAGCTTTTACAGGCATTAGACGTAAGAGCAGATGAAAAGGGCTACGACAAAGCCGGCTTGCTGAACACTCGCAAAGCTATCAATGAGTTTTATGATGCTTTACTTGATAAGCAAAGATTTTATCAGGCAAAGACCGGTGAGATCAATGAAGAGATAAAGACCGACGTGGAGCAGAACACACCGAAACCGCCGCCAGTTGGCGATCCGAAAGAATATGACTCGCTAAAAGAAGCGATTAAAAAGAGCTTGCAGGAAATAGCACAGCTCCAGAATGATCTGTCTAATAATCAGATAAAAGATGAACTGGACAGGCAAATTGCCATGCAGCAGGAAAAGATACGCATTGCCGTGGAAGGTGTTCAGGATGAAATCCAAAGGACCAAAGAACTTGACAACGTCAGGAACTCCGAACGAGAAGAGTTAATTAAAAATTTGAATACAAAGATCGGTCTTCTAACCGAGCAGGGAGAAGCCGAAATAAACAAGATCAAAGAATCTTATTGGGATAAGCAACTTGAAACAATACGAAGCCGCAATCAGGAAATTTATGATGCCGAAACGAAGGCACTCGAACAGCGTTTGGCAATCGCTGAAACGCAGGCACCTCAGCTCACTGGCGACGATTCTGTTGCCAATTTGCAAGAGCAGGGACAGCTACGTATCCAATTGATAGAAAGGCAGACCGATGCCGAAGTCAGTGCAATACTGGAACGTAATCAGGCATACCTCGAAGCACAGGACGCTTTGAACGCAGCTACGCAGACTTTCGGCGACGACTCGCTGATCGTTAAGATAATGCAGGATCAGCTTTCCGAAATAAAAGAAAAAATTATTTCTGAGACACCTGAGATTGCCAATTTATTTGCCGAACTTGATCAAAAAATAAACGAAGTAACGGCTGACGTTGACTTAAAGATCAAAGAGGAGCGAATAAATCAGATCAGGAATCTTGCGGTCAGAGAGCGAGAAATCAGAATATTTGAAGCCGAAAAGCTATATCAGGAGCAGCTCGCAAAAGCCAAGGGCAATCAGCAGCAGGAACTTCAGGCATTAAAGGGCTTCCTTGCCGAAAAGAAAGCCGCAGAAGAAAAGTATTTGAATGATACGAACGTACTTTATTCGATTTCTTCTGCATTCCGTGATGCTTTATTCAATGCCGATTATTCCGGCAACAAAGATCAGGGTTTGCTTGATGATCTTAATAAACAGCTTGAAACAAATAAAACGGCATCGCTTGATTTGGAAGAGCAGCTCCGCAACCGTGAAATATCGATTGAAGAATATTACGAAAAAGTCAATGGTCTTGCTGAAGAACAGCTCGAACTCGAAAAGCAACAGGCAGAGGCACGCAAAGCCGCTCAGGTGGATGTGTTTGCCGTTATGTCGAAAGCAGCCGGCGAGGCATTTAAGAAGATCAGCCAACAGCAACTGGAACTTTCAGCAAGCTACCAGAATGACCTCGACGCACTTGCCGAACAGCAGGAAGACAATGCCGAAAAGATCGCCGAGACGCAATTGAACATGGCAAAAGCGATAAACGACGGGAAACTTGCCGAGGCAGAACGATATTATGAACAGCTTGCCGAATTGCAGGAAGGTCAGATGGCTGTCGAAGAACAGATTGCCGAAACCGAAAGTGCAATGCTTCAGGCAAAAGTAACCGGTTACGCAACGATGTTCTCACAGATCGGCATGGAACAGCAGAACTGGAGTAAAGCATTTGTTAAAACAGCATTCTCCGCTTTGAAAGCAGAAATCCCGATCTATGCCGCCGAGGCACTTGCCAAAGCCCTTGCCTTAAATCCGATAACTGGTGCAATCGTGGGAGGTATCGCAGCCGGTTTGATGTATGCCGCTCTTGCAGGTGTTGAATCTGCTGTAATGGGTGCTTTTGCCGAAGGAACGGTTGATTTAAAAGGTAAAGGAACGACGAAAAGCGATTCGAATTTAAGCCGCTTAAGTATTCACGAGTCAGTTATGAATGCCGAAGCGACGCTTGCCACAGGCAACAAAGAGGCGTTTGAATGGGTCAATAAACACAAAAGACCGCTCTCAGAGTATTTCGTTGATAAGTTCCAGCAGGACATAAATTTGCAAAAGAAATTGCAGAATAAGCTCAAACCGCAAAGTGAAATCGTCCCGGTGCTGGTGCGTGGAATGTCCGAACAAAATACCGCACAGGCGATAAACAGGCAGACCGCAGAGCTAAGAGCGGACAATCAGAACTTACGAAGCGAGCTTGCTGCGACTCGCAAAGAGATCAGGGCTTTGCAGACAAAAATAAATACTAATCTGAACATCGAATTTGACGGCGAAATGAAAGCCGATGGCGATTCCTTGCGTGGTCAGATTGATGCGTGGAAGAGGAAAGAATTGAAATCAATGTAAAACACCCACATGACAAGAGGTAGAGGTGGGATTTAATAAGACAACACCCCCTAACCCCCTCTTAAAAGAGGGGGAAGAAGAAAGGAAGAAATATGAATACGAACACGAAAGATAATTTGATTGCGACTGTGAAGACCACAGCCCTTGAGTATTTGAGTGTTATCAATAAGATCAAGCTCCTGAAAGCGAAATGGGACGCTGTGGATGGCTCTTCGCTGATTGCCAACGATGCCGATCTGGGCGACGGAGTGAGCGGAGCGGACCTTAAAACGTTGGGTGCAAACCTTTTGACGGCTGCTGCTGAGTTCGACAAAGGGATGAACACGAACACTTATAAGGTGCTGGGTTAATGGCTGAGTACGTTCTGAAATATAGCGAGACCGACGGCTTTTTCTACGGAGAAGAAGCCACTGGAGGGCTTGAATATTTCGACGAAGCGAGGGACACCGACACACCAAATGCGACTGTCCCTGCTCACCAGTTTGTTGCCATGGGTGCTGAGAGTAATATTGACATTGTGATAAGTCCGAAAGGCACAGGTGCGATATTAGCACAAGTTCCCGACGGAACGGCAACGGGCGGGAATAAGAGGGGACAAAATGCGGTGGATTTACAACAAACGAGAACATCTGCGAGTCAAGTGGCAAGCGGAGATTACAGCATGGTTTTAGGTGGTGCAAAAAACACGGCTTCAGGTTATGGTGCAATATCAATAGGAGGGTATTGGAATAACCTCGCAAGTGGAAATAATTCATTTATAGCAGGTGGCACAAATAACACTGCAAGCGGATCAACCTCATTCGCTTCTGGTAATAGCAATACGGCAAGTGGAAACGGCTCAGCAGTAGTTAATGGATCGACAAACATAGCAAGTGGAAATTTTTCGTTTGTTGGCTCTTCAATTCACGCAAAAGCATCTAATTATGGACAGCAAGCACACGCAGCAGGTCGTTTCGCAGCAACAGGCGACGCACAACAAACAGAACTCGTTTATCGCAGGAACATAACGAACTCTTCCGGCGATTATGCTTATTATGAATTATTTCTTGATGGCAGCTCAGAACGGTTTGTATTACCAAATTACAGCAATTTTAATTTGCTTGTACAGATCGAAATCAGGCGTGTAGGTGGCTCAGAGCACTTCGTAGGAACTTACCTCGTTGGGATCAAGCGTGATGCCAATGCTGGAACAACGGCTGTTTATGACGTAACGACTTTGCAGGAGGCGGACTCAGGGGCTTCCACTTATGTCAGCCCAATGATAACTGGCGATACAACTAATGGATCATTAAAGATAGAAGTCAATATTCCGAGTGGTTTTAATTGCTATGCGGTTGCGGCTGTTAGGAGTGCTGAAGGGTTTGCGGGGAGCTAAGAATAATTACGAATTACGAATTACGAATTGAGGTAGAAATGGCAATGGATAATGATTGTGTGTATATAATAGGTAAGGTCAAAGGGGAACCCTTTGAAGAATGTTATAAGAAGTTTGATGCGGTTGCGGTAAAACTGCACGAAGCGGGCTATAATGCAATTAATCCGTTATGGTACACGAAAAACATGGGATTGGATGACGACGACCCAAAAGACCGTGATTATATCAAACGGAAATGTATATCGCTGATGCTTGGTTGCGATAAGTATTACTTGCTTTCGGACTGGAAGCAATCTGAGTTTGGGATCGCTGAATACGAACTCGCAAGGGCTTTGGATTTCACAATGATTAAACCAGAAATGATAAAGGGGTATTAAATGAAATGGCTAACTTCGATTTGGATTATGATTTTCCTGCTGTCATTCTTTGCTTATGAGACGATCTGGGACTTACAGCGTATCATTGCGGTTGATATGTTCGTCACTTTTACCTACATACTTTGTGTTTCGTGGTTATCGGACCGCAGGTATGGGCTGATAAAAGGAAAGATCAATCAGATGATGATCTTTGAAGTGAAGAAAACACCGAGTTTTGATCCACCCAGACAACACCCCCTAACCCCCTCTTACGAAGAGGGGGAAAAGAAGGAGGAAGCATGGCTACAATAACGTTTGAGTTTGTTGATGATCCGGCAGACCTTGGATCGGGTCAGGAGCTTACACTTGCAGTGGCAGGGATCAAGCCGGTTATCGAAGAAGGCGAGACCGACGAAAAGCCCGGAGGTGCGATTTTTACGCATTACGGCGACGAATTGAAGCTGATCGTTGTTCTGGCACCCTTTGGAGTGCTGCACACCGACAACGACGACTACAATAATTTTATAGATTATTGGAATTTCAAGAAATACAGGCAGACTTATGAAATGATGTATATTACAGAAACGACGCTGGAGAGGGCAGAATCGTCGTTGCTAAATATTTGGGATTCGCTTTTGCCGCTTGCCGTTTATCCGATAGAAGAGAGCACGTCGGAGCAGTTTGAGACAGCCAGCGATACTTGGAACATAACTTTTAAATCAAAAGAACCAGTGAGCTTATAATGCCGAGAAGTACAATCTATTATACCGAGTTCACCGAGCGCCAATGGAAGTGGCGGGTTGAAATAATACCCGCCGATTCCACAACTATGCCGTCTCCGAGAGTTTACAGTGAAATCCACGAGAACGGCTTCGAGGGGATTGAAAAGCCGACGGCAAAGATGGGCGATAAGTTACCTGTTGGAGCCATGGCAGCACCGGTATTGACGCTTAATTTCGATCTTGCGTGGCTTGACAGCGATTTGGTAACATATCTTACCAATCCTGTGCAGGTGGATGCCGGGAGTGTTTCGATTGGCACATATTCGAGAACTTATGACCTATCAAACGTTGTTATAATTTATAATAATCGTGGCTCAGGCACGACGCTTTATCCGTATTTTATCGGATGCCAGAAGCCGTCAGTCAAGAGGAAGTATAAGATCAGCAAGTATGGATTGAAGTTTGAAATTGACCTGGTGCATTTGGGTAAAGTAGCCGCAGAAAATGTATTGCTTAAGGATGTGCAGCAATCAATGTTATACAAAGCCGATGCAGGCACGATCACGACCTACACGACGGACAGGTGCATTGATATGAGAGGCTACGACGGCACACATTATTTTACAGTTTTAGATCATGGCGGTCCGTATATGGGCACTTACACGACTGGACTTGAAGCGACGATGTTTGAGTTATCTGATCTATTTTATGAAGTGCTAAATAATACAAAGGAAGTGGTTCGTCAGTTTATGCGGCTTTCAGTATCGGATACTTATTATGAGCGATCAGGCAGCCCATTCGATGCAATAAAGTACTATAAACAGGGCTTGAATGACGAAAACAAACCGACTTCTGCAATCTCAGGTACCGACGGCAACAATCTTTACTTTGTTGGGACAATACACTACGACGGCGACGATCCTTATAATTATGATGACCAGGTGGGCGGTTATTTGATAGAATCAAGTGAAGTTTCGATGTTTGCTTTGGGATCATCCAGTAAAACACCGACGGCATGGGACTGGCTTAAAATGGTAAGCGAAGAGAATTACATGAAATTCAGGATCAGAACAAGCTATTCAGGGAGCTACCCGACGGTAAAGTACTTTTTCAATGAAGTAAAAGACCCGGTGGTGCTTGGCACGCTTGATCTTGTAGAAATTATAGACGATCCGACGATAGAGTGTGGCGAAACAGTCATAAGCGAGGTTGTTGGCTCATATCTTGGCATTACAGGCGACGACATCGAAGAACATGCTTATCACATACAGGGCAGTTTTGCCGAAGACGATTATCAATTTAAAGCGACTTTTCACAATATGCCGACGCAACTCCCTGATGAAGGTATATATCATTCTTACGGCACGCTTGGACGCTTTATATGGAATTATAACGGTTTTAAGACCAATAAGCTATATTACAAAGAAACACCTCCTTACAGCCCGATGTTTTGGCCCACGACGGATTTTGTGAGGGTACATGAAGAGTGCCTTATATATGACGGCGTTGATCACTGGTCAATTACACATGCTGATCTAAGCCCTTACAGTACTAATTTGTATGGTGCATTATTCAGGATCAGTATAATAAACTCTCTTATCAGCTTTATGCAGGACACCACGAACAAAGCGAAAACTGTGGCTTATGCCTTAGGCGAGACATTCTCGAAATATGGGCAGGCAAAGGTAAGCATAAAGACAAATATTGGAGTAGTAAGCATTGGGGACGTTGGGCAGATTTACACACTTGATAAGGACCTGAGCCATTACAGATGGGAAGCAGCAATGCCTTCCGGTTTGCTTGGAGAACTCAGCACGACAGCCCACGTAATGGAAGTAAAAGACGACGTGCATAAGGGGAAGACAGACGTAACACTATTCGTGGAGGGCTCATAATGCCAGTTGGAACAGCGATCCCGGAAAGGTCAATACAACTAAAGCACCTTGCATTTAACATCAAGACAGCCGCAGGAGGAGCGTCAGGCACGCCCACCTTTACCGCAAGTCCGGCAAAATACAAAGCGATAGCAGCGGAAGACATAAATGCCGGCGACCCTATATGGATAGACGACTCAGGCAACGCATATCTGGCAGACACAGATTACAGCGTCAATGACCGTCCCTGCATGGCAATAGCATTCAGTGAAGCAGCAACAGGCAGCGAACTCGAATACATATACGACGGTGAGATAACGATAGAAGGAGCAACCCACACAGCCAACAGTTCGGTATTCCTTGACGGTTCAGCACTCAGCACCACCCCACCAACACTCTCATCCGATACATACCTGCAAGAGATCGGCAGAGCAATCACATCCGAACGAATCCTAATCAATATTGGCAGAGCATATAAAAGTACTTTGTAAAGTCATCTGAATAGCTTAAATTGCATTTAGTTGATGTCAACAAAAAGGTATCAACGCAGCGAAGGAAGAGACAAAAAACCAAAAGAAAAACGAAACGAAAATAAGCAGATTCCCAAATTAATCTGCACCAAAAAACGTCTATGTATTTAATTTGTTAATCTGCGAAAATAATTTGGGAATTAATATTATTTTTGATAAAATCAAT